ATCACCGTTGTCATATGCAAGTACTACTTTATACGGTCTGTCAGGTTCCATATCTGACGTTGCTGAAGCTATGTCAAAAATAGCTTCATACTCCTCACCGTCAGTATCAGTAACTATATTCTCAACTGCCGTAGATATAGTTTGTGATGCTAACTCAACACCAGCCAATGTTTGCACACTTGCCGTGATTGTCCCAGTAGGTGACCCAACTTTGTACATACGAGCAAACACATGTGTTACAGGAATAGTATAGCCAGAATCCCAGTCTTGAGTTGTAAATGTTAATTCAACTGTGGTTACAGTACCATTACCAAGCGGTTTGTTAGTTGTAGCGGTGTCATTACGATGATTGACCTGATAAGGTGTTACAGCCCCAATACCGTTATCATAAAGAATAGACAGTGTTGTACCATCCCACATCTTTATATAACTGCCGTCAAAAATGATGAGGAGCCCCATGAAGCCGGTAAAAAAAGGCTCTCCTTCCATTGTTGCAATGGCTGTTGCAGTACCGGAATCATTATAATAAATTTTATTATCGCTGTCACTAATAATTGTATACCAGGTGTCCCCTACTTTGACGTCTTTGACTGCCACAACAGACCCTGTACACCCTGTACACACTTCATACGTACCATCACGAGTACGCTGTACACCAGGACCAACAATTATCATGTTGAGACTTTCAAACAACTGAGACATTTTCATTTGTTCCGGTTCATGTTCAGTCACAAGCCCGTCAGACCAAGGCCCAAATTTAATAGTTTTATGAGGAATAACAGGGCGAATACTCGTTGCTTTAGCTAATTTTTCAAACATCTGGCACCAATTGTGTTAGCTGAACCTGTCGTTTGCGTAAAATAGACATAACCTTATCCTGGAATAATTCCATCAAAGCCACGTCCACAGATGTACCGTATTCTTCACGATTTTTGGCAATAATTTTTACTCCTTCAACAAGCACATTGTTGAACAAATTCTTATAAGGGATCACACTGTTAACATTCACCAACGATGTAAATTCCGGGATGTACTTAATATTGACAGTATACTCGGTAGAATCAGGAAACGGGAGTAACCCGATGCTATCCCCCTCAAGATAATAAGAAACCGGTTGACTGTTTGTACCGTTAATCACATAAGGCATACGTTCTGATTCAGCGACCATTTCAAGTTCAGCTAACCCGGATAACCACACATGGCAAGGAACCCACAGATCGCCCATAGCGTTTGCCGACAAGTCGTATATTTCTGTACCTTCTGTTGTGGTAAACGAGCCAGAACCGGTCTTAACTAAATCAGAATCATAACTAATAAGAATCTGGTGTATGAACCCTAACCACTTGTTGATATATTGAAGTGTCTCAGCACCGGGCCATTGACGACCCCGGGAGTTACGTAACTCGTAATTAAACAGTTCAGAAATCTCACTAACTGTCGTCATCCAAACACCTTTCACAAAGCATAAAACCTGCTTGTTTTATCAAAGTTTTACCGTCACGCGGCGGACATCCACAGCGATCACACACGAGCCTGCGGGATAAAACCTCATTTTCTTCAGCAAGAGATTCGCCCGTAAAAAAATCATTACCTAAACGTAACTCTCCTTCACGGGCGGTATTAGTGACACCACCAGCATCCTCGTAAGGCGTAATAGTGTCATTTTTATAAACCTCCCACATCAGGATTCTGCCAGAATACCGACATCCTTAAGAGCGGCAAGTACGCTGTTAAGCTTAGTCTCAACATTATCAAGGTCCGTAAACACGGTAGGGCTTGCCATATGTCACCTCCCTTTACGCCGCCGGCACCATGTAAATCTGCCGGGGATCGTTACATTCATTGCTGAACCGTGTGGTAATACTGAAAATCGTATCACCAGTGTCCGGATCACCGTGCTGCGTCGTAGTTGGTTTTTTCCGGTCAAACCAAATGAGACCAATATCCGGATCTTTTTCGCCCTGGACGAACCACCTGTCATCCGTGATTTCAGGCTCAATCTCGAGAGTCAAAGACCTACGGGTTTTGAGAGTGTTTTTTGCATTATTCGCATTTTCGGCCGTTTGCGTCGATTCCAATATTGAAGCCATGGTGAACTCAAGGGACGGACCACAAATAATTGCCTTGGCTTTTTGATCGTACCGTTTACCTCTGTGATCAGTGATATTTTCAAAGTTCTGCACAGCGGCCTCAACAGCAGCTGTGGTAGGCGCAGCAGCAGAACCAACATTAGACCATGTGCTCCCATCCAGCCTGGTGTGGTTAGACACACAGAGCGCTAAACCGTCACCACAGGTGTGATACGTGGTCGCCGTAGCGTTCATTAGCATCCGGATAGCAATTAGATGCCGTGTTGCTGCGGCAGATACGCCAAGCTGCCTCATTGCCTGCGTCATAACACCGTACAGATCGTCTTCAATGGCTTCATCAGTAATGCGGACAGCCAGACCATAGGTGTCATGCGACCATCTTTTCGTAAAACCTTGAATTCTTTCATCATAAGTAAGAGGTGTACCTTCAGGTTTGTTGACCAAATACCCAAAACCTGACGTAAAAGCAGACTCTTCGTAAGCCTTCTTACTTGAGCGAGTTGTATATATCTTTTTCCAGGTATCACCGTACCGGTTATATGACTCTTTAGCCACAGCGAATAAGCCCGGAATGTAAATTTTATTAAACCTACTTCTTGCTTCAGACATGTTTTGCTCCTATCATATTGCGTCAACGTTGTTTTCTTGGCGATAGAAATGGTTGTGAATTTCCACAATCCATTCCGCGTTTGCCCCAACGGCGTTACCAGGTTTATCCACAAGAGCGATAAGCCTCAACTGATCTGTAACAGTAGATGAATTGAAAGACGATGCGTCAAGTTCAGCACCCGATAGCCCAGTAGAGGTGTTGCCCGAATGGGTCAAAATCAGATTACCGAGTGTACCACACATTGCAAGACTGATCTGAGTTGTATCGCCATCATCTTGAGCAACAAACCGTGTGGCAGGATCGTCATACACAAAAGCATACCAGGTTAACGCACTGTCAGCAGGATAATATGCTTGAGTCTGTATCCCGTCGGCGCATTCAAAATGTGAAATGAAACCGAGTAAGGAATTGTCCGTTCCGGCTGTCGCTTTGACAATGTATCCGGATGTCAAAGTGACAGGATCACCTGTAAACAACGCAGTTGCATAATCTCCCGTAATAGGATATCTGCGGGGCGGCCTGCATCCTGAAACATTTTCGGGATGAAACCCACGAGGGTTATCTACATTAGCCATGTTATTTTCCTTCCTTATAAATTAGTTCTCACCTATTGACATTATTCATTATTTCAATAACGTTGTCAAGGCTCTGCGTAATCATATTTCTCATTTGGTGTCAATTCATCAGATTGCACCATCTTACCAGCTTGTTTTATGTCTCCGAGACACGCAACTTCCCCTTCTTTAATACGGTCAGTTTTCTTGATGACACGATCGGTTTTGGCATTATACCGACGCACAATCAATTCGTCCTCTTTATCCCTGATAGCTTTTAGACAAAATGCCAGAATATTTTGACCTTTGTATGTGATCGCTCCATCCAATCCAAAATAACGATCCGGAACGTGACTATGGTTAACTCGGGTAACCAATTCCCATTTTGTCCCTGTGGACAACTGATACTCAATACCGTCAATCGCTAACCAGGCGTACGCATATTCAGGACCACGCACAACATCGTCAGGGACCGCCATAGCCTGAGCTACATTAAGATCGTCACCAATTTCGTACTTGGGCGGTTCCTTGCTTGCGGTTTTAACAAATTCGGCAATTCTTTGCTGTTGTGGATTAAGTTTCAGATCTTTATTTGCAGGTGCTGCCATTATTTACCTCCCAATGCGGCCAAACTTTCGGCATAAGATGTTTCACTGATATTCATCTGACGACAAACAGATTTTTGTTCAGGTGTTAACTGTATCGTCTTTTTACCCCCACCTTTGCCACCAACATGCATTGCCTGTTGACGTATGCGAGATTGTCTGGCCTGTTCTTCTTTCGGGGTAGGACCAGACTCAGGCGGTGCTGCCGGGGTAGGACCAGACTCAGGCGGTACTGCCGGGGTAGGACCAGACTCAGGCGGTGCTGCCGGGGTGGTAAGGTCAATTTTCTTTTCTTTAATAAACTTACGTAAAGCCTGTGTTGCTTTCACAGGCCCGTTAGGATCGGTTTTGAACCTTGTATCAGGATGATTGAAAATAATCTCCCAAGCTTTACGGGCCCTTGCGTCTGTTTGCAACTCGGGCATGATGTCTGTGGACAAATCCCAAGATTCTTTATGCAACTGCCGCATTCTGTTTGTAACTGTTTGACGCTGTTTTTGCGCTCGTTGATTTTCAAAGGCTCGTTTCTGGTCGTAATAATCATACATTTTGTCATTGCAACCTTGAGAATCAGCATCCCACTCTTCCTGTGTAAAAACAGGTTTTTCGGGAGGTTCATTGACAGGTTCAGGTTCGGAAGGTTTATTAAGCTGTGACATAAGCTTGTTGTTCTGCTCTGTCAATTTCGCAATTGTGGCCACAGCCTGATTCAATTCCGACGTAACCGGTGCCGGTTCGGGCTTGTCTTGTGGTTCTTCCGGTGTCTGTGGTTCTTCCGGTGTCTGTGGTTCTTCCGGTGTCTGTGGTTCTTCCGGTGTCTGTGGTTCTTCCGGTGTCTGTGGTTCTTCCGGTGTCTGCGGTTCGGGCTTGTCTTGCGGTTCGGGCATGTCGTTAAAACCGCCAAGCTCTACCCGATCAGCATCGTCAAACTCGTCCAGTACAAACACTGTATTCCTATCTACCATTGCTTTTACTCCTCAAAATTTAAGTTACGATTGTAAAACAAACCTTTACCATACGCCTCACAATGAGTCAATACCGCTTCATCAAATGACTTACGATCATCCGGACCCATCGTGTTTCTTAATTCCGATATCAGAAACCGGATCGCTTCAGCCTTAATAAAAGCCTTCTCTCTGTCTTTGATATCGGAGTCAAAGACAGAAGCATAGCTAAAACTGTCATGCACTTTAAAGATCGTATTAATCACGTAAACCTCCTATTCCTTCAATCACTTTCTTAACTACCCCTCGTTTGTAATTTTCATTTGCTTGATCAACCATCTTTCG